TCACAATCAAGCGTGGAGTACTATATCAGCTACACCAACCACTCTGAGTGGTTATGGAATTACTGACGCATCCGGATCTAAAGTTTCTGATGGTAACGGAGTTCTCACAGGAATGGCTTTGTCGATTGGAAGTCCGGCTTCAACATTTAGCATATCTTCGGGAACATATCACAAAATAGGAACTACAGACCCTGTGCCTTATGCCGGGGCGTCTAATGTTGTGATAACTAATCTTGCTACACAAAACTCAACCTTTATTATTATTGATATCACAAATAACAGCATTGTTCAGTTAACATCGAAATGGACTCCTTCTCAGCGCAGGTCGTATATCGTAATTGGGGTTGTTGTACATAGCAATAGAACAACCATCAATGCTGTCAATAACCTTCCTGATGTTGCGATAAATTCATTGAGTCAATTGAATGATTTGATATGCAATCTCAAAAACTTCAATATAAAAGGTAATGTTTTTAGTGCTAATGGTGCCAACCTATCTATTGATAAGAGTTCCGGAGAAATATTTAAAAGAGGTGTGAATTTCCAAAACGATTCTACCGATCCTCATACTATTGACCTCGCAGGACTGATAACACCAAATGTTCGTTTTAGAACGTCTACGGGAGCGGAATCGTCTGATACCACAGTGTTCCTAAAAAACTATGAACTTGCTACTGTAGTAACCACAATCCCTAATAATAGATTTGCTATATTCCGGGTGAGTATATTTTCAAGCAATTTGGTTAGGATTCAATACGGTCAGGCCATATATAATAGTATGAGTGATGCTATTGATGGCATTTATACCGAATCATTTGTAACAGAAGAAAATATTGGCAATAATGGGTTGCTTCGTGCCTTTGTGATTGTTAAAGGCGACGCAACTAGTATGCTTGACACTACTAAGGTAAGATTTATTACGGCTGATAGATGGGGGGAAATGCCCATTGGGGGAACAGGAGGAACCACAACTCTACAAGGGGCGTATAACAATTCGACAACTCCTGAAATTGTTACCGATTCGGTTCTTGGTGCAGTATCTATTAAGAGGGGGTCAGCGTCAGATACTGATGTTGTGTTTGAAGTTGTAAACGGCACAACATCAGCGAGTACATTCTTAGTAGACGGAAACGGAAATGTTTCGGCTACTAGTATCACTATACCCACAATGACGATGGGTGTTAGTGCTATATCCGAGGTAAAAACAGCAATCCAAATGCTTGATAAGATTAATACAGATCAACTAACTCCGAGTGGGTTTCCGAGTAGAACAACCACGGACTTTACATATACTTTATCTGCAAGAAGTATTAGTATTGCTCCAACGTCTATTTCTTATGATTTTTATAATCGTGGTAAGTATTTCGTAAAATCAACATCATCGTCAGCAACTCATACATCGGCATTTGGTCAGTATTTCGTCTACTACAATCAGTCCGGAAATTTCGTTGTTAATGCTGTAAATACTCCTTGGGAATTTGAAGACACTCAAGTAACACAATTATATTACAACGAAACCCCCGCAACTACTTGGTGGAGAGGACCTGAAGCCATTCTGTTCGAAGAGCGACATGGTGTAATAATGGATCCTGAGACTCATGGAGAGTTTCATAGAAAAGTCGGAACATATGTTGTTGGTGATGGATTTGCTTTAAACGGAATATCTGCCGTGGCTACAGGAGTGGGTGGGCTTGTTGATGTTTCTTATGGTGTTGATTCGGGAATAATCAGGGATGAAGATATACCATCATCTCTGAGCGCTTTAAATGATAACGCAGGGGTTGGGAATCAATATCCCATATTTTATAAAATAGGAAATGCTAATGAGTGGCGTTGGTATGTAAATCATATTCCAATGTTACACAATTCAGCAACCAATAATTCCTTGTATAATCTGAATTCAGGAGGAACGTGGTCATTACAAGAAAACTCCATCAATAACAGATATTATAATATGTATTTGTTTGCTGTACCTTTCAAATCCTCGTCTAGTGTGTATAATTACCGATATATTTGGGTTATGGGTCAAGTTCTATACAGTTCTTTGGCAGCGGCTAAATCCGAAAGTGTGTTATCTTTAGATACGAACGGATTTCCTTTTGTTGAAATCGCTCCGTTGTGGAAAATTTCCATGCGATATAGCACGGCATATACCGGAGTTGGATTAGCAACGGGAAGAACTCGAATCGAAGGAACTCAAAAAATTATAGGAACTAGTCTTTCTATTACGGTAGGAGGAACGGTATCGGTTCATAACAATTTGGCGGGTAGATCCGATCCTGATGTTCATCCTGCAACATCTATAACATACACACCCACAGGTAGTATTTCTGCAACAAACGTGCAAGATGCCATATCTACGATAAATTACAATTTATCAGCATATCAGACGATATCAACAAGCGGGCAATTTGCGTTATCCGGGCATACACACTCGTTATCTGCATTGAACGGAACGTTGCCTGTGTCTATGCTATCAGCAACGGGATCTGCAACTTCTGCTACCGTATTGAGGGGAGACGGAACTTGGTTTTCTTATATATTTGAAAGAAGTTCCACATTCAATACAACAACATCAGCCAGTTATGCCGATGTGACATTTGATCCATTTTCGTATAATGTTCCGTATGTACTTCAGTTTTTTGATCTTGGATCAACGACGGATAATATGATAAGCATGCAGGTAAGTAATATATTTAACGGAGGCTTCCGAGTATATTGGAATGCTATGCCTGCTATAAAAACTATAACGTGGAATGCTGTTGGATGATAAATATAAACACAACCGACACGGAGATTATGAATGGCTAAAATTGAATATCTGCACAGTGGGGATTTTTACGGAACGGTTTCAGCATCCGAAGGGGTATTTGATGGAGTTAATCGTGTATACTCGGTTAATAACAATCCTCCTTTATCAGCATTGGGTGGTCAGATAACAATAACTCAGATTTCTGCAACAGGAACCCCATCAACAACCACATATCTCAGGGGCGATGGGTCATGGAGTACAGTAAGTGGTGGGACGGGTGCTACATCAACATCGGGGTTATCTGATGTATCTGCTGTTGCTCCCCTGAATGGACAAACCCTTGTATACTCTTCTGCTACATCTAAATACATTCCAAGTAAGGGAACATCAATAGATTTTGGTGAATTCACTGAAGTGTTGATGCCGGGAATAAATTGGACGTCCGCCAATTCTACATCAGCAAACACTCAAATGTATAAAATTGCTTTCGGTAATGGACTTTTTGTTGCTACCGATTATAATACATCAGCAAATACATTTTTAACATCTCCTGATGGTATAAATTGGACAGGTAGACCAACCGGATTCAATCAGACATTTTTTCATCTAACATTTGGTAACGGCATTTTCGTTGCAACATCAACAACATTCACAATAACATCATTTGATGGGATTGTGTGGACTTCGAGAACCCATCCCGTTACGAATATTAACTGTCACTGTTATGGAAACGGTCAGTTTGTTGGGTTGGCCTATAATACATCTTCTGTAGCAAAATCCGACAACGGAATCGATTGGTCAGTCAGTACATTGCTTCCCGAGTCGGCACAGTGGCAAGCGATATGTTATGGTAATGGATTATATGTCGCTGTTGGATATGCCGGAGTTGGAAATAGATTGGTTAGGTCTGTTGATGGTGTGAATTGGACTACTCATACAAATCCATTATCAAGCCAAAAATTCCGGTCTATTGCATATGGAAACGGAACCTTTGTTGCTGTAACGGAAGATGGGGCTACCAATAGAGTAATGACATCCCCTGATGGTATTACATGGACAGCAAGAACAATCCCTCTACAGTCATGGATGTGCGTGTCTTATGGGGGTGGGTTATTTGTGGCTGTTGCAAATACCGGAACCAAAAACAGAATAGCAACTTCTCCCGATGGAATAACATGGACATCCCGAGTTACCCCTATTGACAATTTGTGGACATATTGTTGTTATGGGGATGGGATGTTTGTTGTGTGTTCTTCTGACGGAACAAGTAACAGATTTATGTATTCGGGAAGACGAAAAAACACAGAAAATGATTCTTTTGAATATATAAATTCGCCACAGACATTCAAGAATAGTTTAACTGTTAATGGAATAAGCACTTTCACATCGGGTATAAATGTGCCCAATTCCACAAACGGTCAGGTGTTGGTGTATTCATCTGCTACAAGTAAGTATGTACCAAGAACTGACGGGTTTGATTACAGATACAAAAGCATACAAGATACAATAGAAGATTTCCCCCATGTTCCATCAGGGCTTGTTACGGACGATATCGGGAAAACATGGACAAAGATAGAGATGGGTGCTACTATAGGTGCTATTGCTTCTCTTTGTTATCTTGGTAATGGTATTGTGTTGGCAGGCAGCGGGATATGGGTAGGAATTGGTGATGTATATCGTTCAACTGATTATGGATTGACTTGGATTAAAATTGAAATGGGCGCGGCTTTAGAGACTGTGCGCGCTCTTTGTTATCTTGGTAATGGAATAGTATTAGCCGGTGCAGGAGATACCACAGGAGACGGTGATGCATATCGTTCAACTGACTACGGCTTGACTTGGGTTCTTGTAGAAATGGGTGCTACACTTGAAGCTATCTACTCATTGTGTTATCTTGGTAATGGAATAGTATTAGCAGGTACGGGTTTTACAGCAGGAGACGGTGATGTATATCGCTCAACAGACTACGGATTGACTTGGGTTCTTGTAGAAATGGGTGCTACACTTGAGGGGGTGTACGCTCTTTGTTATCTTGGTAATGGAATAGTATTAGCCGGTGCAGGAGATACCACAGGAGACGGTGATGCATATCGTTCAACTGACTACGGCTTGACTTGGGTTAAAATTGAAATGGGTGCTACACTTGAAGCTATCTACTCATTGTGTTATCTTGGTAATGGAATAGTATTAGCAGGTGCAGGAGCCACTGGCGGTGATGGGGATGTTTATAGATCAACTGACTACGGATTGACTTGGACCGTGATAGAGATGGGGGCGGGTCTTGAACGCTTGGCTACTTTCTCGTATATTGGTAATGGAATAGTATTAGTCGGTGCAGGAAATTCCACAGGAGACGGAGATATCTACAAATCAACTGACTACGGCTTGACTTGGGTTAAAATTGAAATGGGTGCCGGTTTAGAAGCTATGTACTCATTGTGTTATCTTGGTAATGGAATAGTATTAGCAGGTACGGGATTCAATGTTGGTGTTGGTGATATTTATAGATCAGTAACATCTTGGAATACTGAAAACAATTACATCAGGGTTATTGACAATTCTGTTAATTTTCAAGAAGCTGGTAAAATTAATATGGCGGCTTCAACGACTGCTGCCGCCTGCTTTAATATGCCTCAGGGCGTCAATCCAACCGGCGGATATGTTGAAGGAGATATTTGGAGACCAGCTAATGACTATCAGCTCTTCTTTAGAAGAGCATCTACCAATTACTCTTTTGTGTTCTTAGAAGCTGGTAATTCTTTCACCGCCGCATGTTCGTTCGCATCTACACTTAGATTAGATTCTACAGTAACATATTCAGCACTAACTAGTACAGTACCATCAATCGCTACACTCACGTCTGCTGGTATTATTGGCAGGGCTCCAGTCTATGCTTCTAATATAACAACAATGACTCCAACAGGAACCACAGCTTCTTGGGATTGTTCCTTATATGACACAGGATTGTTAAATCTCGGTAGTGCAACCGGTACAGTAACATTAACATTAACAAGTTTGCAAGTTGGAAGTAAATATCAATTGAAGACAGTTCAACATGCATCAGCGGCTAAATCTTTAACAATAACAGCTTCGGGATATACTATAAAGACCCCCGCAGGAGGTGGTTATGCTATTAGTACAGGACTCGGAGCAATTGATCTTTTATCCATGAGTGTAATTTCTGTTAATGAACTGTTAGTAGTTACAAGCAAGGGGTTCTCATAATGTTTACTCCCATTGGATTTTACAACACTCCCGCAGTCGCAACATCCACATCAGCATATTACACTGCTGATGTGTGGGCATTAACAGATACAAATACCACTATTGGTGCGTATAGTAAAAATGATGGAGCGACGTTAGTTGGAAAATACTTAAGAGGTGTTGGGAATTATTATGTATGCGAAGCCTTATGCAAAAGCACTGCTATGGTTACAGCTTTGGCAGGTAAGACGATACAGGATTTTCAAATAGAATATACTGTATCTACAAATACTATGGCAACTACTGCGGTAGTTACAACATATCAATGTGATGTTAATTGGACAGACACTCCGACAACTGAACCTCGTTATAATGTACCATTCGGAGAAATAACTCCTTGGTCTAATTTAATAGCAACAGATACTTTAAGTTGGTCTAGTTCCACTCCAACTGGAGTAAAGACTATAGTTAAAAGCGCAGCACAAAATACATTAGTTCAGGGTTGGGTTAACGGCACAACGACTAATAATGGACTTATATTGGGAATGGGTGCCTCGTATTTCGCAAGTACTATAACTTTATCAAGTGTAAGATTTTGGGTACAATACATATAAATAAGGAAATAAAAAATGGCTATTATGTTAAATGAAGAAACTAAAACAGTAACACAGAAGACCTATGATAGATGTAGAAATATTGTTATAAGTTCTGTGTTAACCCCCGATAAGTCAGTCGCGGAGACTATACGTCAGACGTACGAGACTGTTCTTGAAGTTGATGGCGTTGTTCTATCCAAATCCGATAAGAGCGTCCGAGAGTATTCTGCTACGTATCTTCTTCCTCTTACATGGACAGCTCCGTGGGGTAAAGAAATCACCGGATTGGATGTTATGGCGTTCATAAAGCATTTCAATGATAACTACGAACAGATGATTAACGATCAATATCCCGTAACATAATGAATTTATGATAAATATTATTAACAGAGATTGGATTCCATAGAAAGATTGCTTGTGAATAACACATTCTATACACTTGGAAATTTCACATTAGGGTCCGGAACTTGTGGTTACGGCCCTTCTTTTGATACAGAGGAACAGATGGAACAAATAGTAAAGAATGTAGATCTGCAACATATATACACATCTCTTATTGAATATGGTGATGTTTCTTTAAAGATAAATCCTACGTTATCAGCGGGAGATGTTAAAATTTCTTTGGATGGTGGATCCTTTTCGGATATATCGACGCTTCCTACTGTTATAGGAGGGTATAAGATAGATGTTGTTTTATCACAAGCGGAAACAAACTGTTCACAATGCCAAATAATGTTCAAGGATCAAACACCAATCCCCGAGTGGAATGATAAGGTTATAAATATATCAACCACAGAGATGGATTACAACAGTATAACATCAATATCATCAAATTTGGTGTCTATTAACGGAACCGAGCTTTCTGCTGCAACGCTCCCGCTTAAGAATATTGTGGTTGATAATTTTGATGGAGGTCCCGCTATTGAGGCTAATACATTGGGAGGCCCGGCATTACAGTTAACTTCTAACAGTGGACCCGGGGTTTATATCGCGTCTGACGGAGGGTCGGGGATTTCTATAATGTCTAACAACGCCCCGGGTGTTTCTTTAACTTCGTTTGGTGTTGCTCAAGCCCCGGGATTATACATAAATAGCCAAGGAGATGGGGTTTATATAAATTCTAACACTGATGGAATTAGTGTAAATTCTATGTTGGGGAACGCCTTTTATCTTTCCGGAGCGTCTGATAAACATGATATTTTGGCTAGAGAGTTGAGTGGAACCGATTTGACTCCTGTAACTTCGGGTGTTACGTATCTAATCAATCAAATCGACAATCCTTCGTATGGATTATCCGCCATAGACTATGAAGTGTCAGTTGTTAATAATAATGTGCTTGGAACGTCGGCTTTGGTTAATACGATCAACGAAATCACATCTCAAATAACAATAAGCGGTGGAAATGTCAACACTAGGGTTGCGGACAAGGGTGTGTTGAATGACATCGCAGCTTCGGATATCCTAGGATCCAATATTGATGGTATGAGTATGGAGATTGCATTGGCTAAGATCCTCGCTTGGGCCACAGGTAAAATCGATGTGAGCGGAAATACACTCACATATTACAACCAAGACAATTCTACCTCGGCGTTTGCTCTTAGTGGAAGTGATACCAATAGAATCCGATTATAAAGAATGGTAAGTGTGCATGAGTGGAAATATATACCACGGATCTAAAACGGGCGTATTTACCGCAGGATGGTTCAAAGAAATTGGGGCGTCGTTTAAGTCGACGATTGAGCCTTTTACTGCGGGGTGGTTCACTCGCACTACTATAGAAGATATTCAGCAACACACCCAAGAAATTTCATACATTCCCGGGGATCATACTGTAGCAACTAAATACAGCTATGATTACAGAACATTCAACCCCGCAGCAAATTCTCTTACCAAGAAATGTTCTTCTGCTTATTCCGGAGATAGGGAATTGATGCAAACCCTTTCCCAAGAATCCATAACCAAATTCGGAATCCCTGTTGAATATTATTACATTGGGTATGATGAAAATCCCGCAGATGTTGATAAAATATTCGGAGAGAGTCAGAATAGAAAAGTTCTTAATGTTTGGGATAATGTAATGTTTTGGCATAAGCTTCAGAGAGAGAATCGTATATGGTCTAAATTGGGTATAGAATCCAACGACTCTTTCTCAAGTTGGACACCCAAGGCACATTTCCAACATGTAACGGGTGGTTATTACCCTCAAGCCGGAGATATCTTTAGAGAAAAAATCCCTAATGGTAGATTTTTCGAGGTATTAGAGCGCGAAGAGGGAGATAACGAAGCCGTTTGGTTTCAATCCCGTCAATATATGTGGGAAGTGAAACTCAAACTACTCACTCTTGATGGAACTATTACGATATCAGAGCAGTACAAAAACACTGAATTGTACAAATTAATAAATAAGACTGTAGATGTATTGGATATAGCGGGTGACGTAGAAGTTAAAAAGGACTCTGTGATTTATACACCCAAACCCCGGGAAGCTCCTAATAATTCTCCTTTCATGGGTTGGTAATATGGGAAATTTTGATAACTTTTTGAATGCGGGAAGATCCGAATACTTTCAATATGAGAAGAATTATGAGAATGAGAATTTCATCATGTCTTCTAATATGATGGAAGCTATCAACAATTATGGGTTTTGTTTCAAATTCTATAGACGAACATACGACACTAGTTATGATCGTATATGGGGAGAACAAACAAATTCTAGATATGATAGAGTTTTTGATTTTATGGGAATGTACACAGCCCCTCCCGAGAATAAATTGTTTACGAAGTTTGGGATAGAATTAACAGATGAAGTTACTGTATATGCATCCAAGCTGCATTTTAGATCAATGTCCATAGATGTAGATCATAGAGAAGAAACAATCCCTAAAACGGGTGATATAGTAGAAGCGTTTAACAATTGTTTATATGAAATAACTTCAATCCCTAAGGTAACGGATTTCAGTTACTTTAGATCTTCTAATTTGATATGGGAATTTGTTATGAAACCATATTCCGATGAGTTATACAAAGCAGAAGCGGAGATTAATGGAACAACTCTTCAGCGTATGACCCAAATAGAAACCGATCTTTTTGATATAGCGGGTGTTGTTGAGCAGAAAAAAGAAAAGGTGATATACATTCCCAAACCCTCTGATGGAGTTGTTCAGAATCCTTTCAGCAATTGGTAGTTTTGCAAATTAGCTAAATATTATATAACAAGGAACTATTATGGATTTGATGAGTTTAGCTAGGATCAATCTCCGAGAAGAGAAAGAAACCGATATAGAACAGGCAGTTGCTGATTTCTTTTCCGAAAAAAAGGGAATAGTTGATACTGATGTTCATGCTTTTGCTGACTCTTTAGGGATTGAACACTCTGAATTGGAAGGTGTTGTTTATAAACTCCTCAATGATTTTCTAGCGTATGGTCGTTGGAATGATAAGTCTCAGCCCGAATATGACGCTGATGAGTTTAAGATGGGATTGGAAGTTGAAAAAGAGCATAGCATCAATCCTATAATCTCGGGACGTATAGCAAAAGACCATCTTGCTGAATGTAAGGATTATTACACTCGTTTAGCTAAAATGGAATCTGAGTGCGGAACCGATGAATCATAAGAGTAAAAGAAACACTGACGCTATTATCGCTTATTTGTTTTTGAAACGTCTAATGACTCCTTTTATTAAAACAGATGCGTATAAATTAGGATTGATAAATAATTCAGGAAGGATCGTTAGGAATCCATCCAATGATATAGAACGAGATGCTCTTACGATTTTTGATAAGATAATTTTTAAGATAAAGAGATTGATGGGCGGAAAGCTTTTGAATTTTAATAAGTTTCTTTGGCTTACCACAACAAGTGATGATTTATTGAACAGGATTGTTGTTAGCGGATCTGTAGAACAAAGATCCGAAGTACAGAGAATCCAAAAAGACATAGATAACATTATAGGATGATTAATTATGGCAACGACCAAAAGCTACATATTTTACAGTTTCGATAAGATCATGTCTTGGACAGGATATTCATTCCAAGAAAACGCATCAAATTTGTATGTAAAACTTGTTAAGCCGGAATTCTTTGAGAATGGAATAGACACAGAAGCTAGAACAACGTATACCAACATATCATCTATGGCTAGTTATGTAATCACTGATGTTGGTAGCGTTCAGCCCATAATAAATCTGTTTACGTCTGAATCAACCGATAAGATGTCTATTCTGTTGGTGGCTAATGATTACAATTGGTATCCCTCTACTGTTATTGCTCGTGGTGCTGTGATATATGACGGAGCCGGAAATCTTATATGTTTAATAGATTTTGTGACATCTCAATCCTCTGTAGGCGGAACTTTTAATATTCCGTTCTCTAGGGGAATCATCAGAATTCGATAAGGATATACAATGGCAACTATTAAGCAACTCGACGATCAGATTTCTAAAATCAATGTACAAAAAGACGCCCTGACTATGAAGGCGAATCAAATCGAACAAAAGATTGCCAACCTACGCAAGTCTTTGGCTTCTGCTACCAATAATCCCAAACAAGCGGATATGATAAATAAACAGATAACCCAACTTCAGATGCAAAAACGAGTCCTTACAGGGATTGATTTTGATGTGAATGAAGAAGTTCAGGTAGTAGAAGAGGATGGAGAGTCAATTTCCTCGGGATCCTATGCAGGTGCGGAATTTCCAATGCCTATGGGAACTAAACCCAAAACGATGAAGGTCCCTCTTCTTAGCAGGAACAAGAAAGCACAAGTTAATACATATATTGATAATCTTGGTGGTAATTAATGGATGAATCGAAGAGTGTTGCTGCTGTTGGTGGGATAAACGTGTTTGGGGATTTTCTAAAAATTAATCCCTTCTCTAAGTTTTTCTCCAAAGCAAGGCATGACGAAGATATTAGGGATCGTCAGATTGCTACCAATAGCCAAGGTGTATCCCAACAGGAACTCACGTACGGTACTCATGGCATGTCTACTATGGGTCAGTCGTCTCCTGAGGGTGGCTTTAACGTTCTTCAAATCCAATTCGACCAATTCTTTCAATACAAATCCTCTCGCGTAGCAAAATATAGAGAGATGTCGTATTTCCCCGAGATTTCCGACGCTCTTGATAAAATTTGTGACGAAGCTATTACTGAAGATGAAGAAGGACATATTCTTTCTTTAGGGATTACCAAAGAAATCCCTGAACATATAGACGAAGAAATCCGTAAGAATTGGGATTATGTTGTAAATAACGTATTCACAATCAAAGAGACCGCTTGGGATTTGTTTAGAAAGTTTATGATTGAGGGAGAAGTATACGTAGAACTAATCCTTGATGATAATGGAACTAATGTTATCAATTTCAAGGTTCTCCCTAGTTTTACTATGTATCCCATATACATCCACGACGAAATCCGTGGTTATATCCAAAGCATATCAGATCAACTCCTCAACAACCTCAATCAAACTACAGCAACTCAGAATCTCAATCGCCAAGAACAAGATACTGTTTTTGATAGAGATCAGGTTATATATGTTAATTATGGTGAGTATGGAGCTAATAAGTACGACATTCGTGGATATCTTGAATCCTCTATCCGTCCTTATAACCAACTCAAAAACCTCGAAGATGCTACCGTCGTTAATAAGATAGTTCGTGCTCCCTCTCGCCGTATTTGGAATATCGACGTGGGTAAGATGACAAAAACCCGTGGAGAAGAATACGTTAAGGGAATGATGCAGAGATTCCGTAAGAGGATCCGATATGACTCAACAACCGGAGCTATGGATTCTTCCGAAAACTTCCTTTCGATGATTGAGGATTTTTGGTTTCCCAAGACAAATGACGGAAGTGGCGGATCTACAGTAGAAAACCTCGACGGTAATTCCACATTCTCGGATATGGATGATGTGAAGTTTTTCCGTTCTAAACTTTATGACGCACTTAAACTTCCGTCATCTCGTTGGAAAAATGTTGAGTCTCCTTCGGTGTATGTAGCAGGACGCTCTAACGAAATCACTAGAGAAGAAATTACATTCTCCAAATTCGTTAATAGAAATACCAATAAATTCAAGTACATATATCTTGATGCTCTTATTACACAACTCAGGTTGCAGGGATTTGAAGAGAAATACTTGGATTACTCCATGTATAACGTCAAATTCACCATGCCTAACATGTTTGAACTTTATAAAGAACTCGAAGTCCTTGGATCTCGCCTCGAAATCCTCGGGACTTGTGATGCTTATGTATTCAAACCCGACTCAAATCCCGGTGGCTACTTTGCTCCGGATTTCGTCCTTAAGAAGTATTTCAAGATGTCTGATGAGGAATTTAACGAAAATAATAAAGCCCTTATCAAAGCAAAGGCGTCAGCTCCATCACAGAATATGGGAATGGATGGTACAGGTGGAGGCCCCGAAGCAGGAGGAGGGATTGGTGGCACTGAAGTATCTCTTAGCACAGGCGCAGAAGTTCCTATGGGTGGGGAAGAAGAAACACCTCCCGCTGAAGGAGCTCCCGAAGCTGAAGTAATGGGCGGAACTGAAACGACAGGTGGAGCGGAATCCATACGTTATACAGTCACCAAATCAAAAGAAACTATGATTCTTCGGGAATTCTCTGAGATCATTAACAGAAAATAACTAAATACTTAAAAGGATATTGAAATGGC